AATAGTAGTAAAAATGAAGAGATTGTTCATGAAGGTGATTTTTGGCATCCAGATCCAGAAAAAGACAAAAAACTTGGAGGTCCCGGGCCTAATCAACGTGCTCGTGAGGATCGTGCTGCAAAACCAAAAGAAGATTCTAAAAAATTACGTCCAGGTGAATCTTATATGGATTATGCCAAACGTAAACAACGAGGTGAATCATTTGTTCCTGGTAAATTAGAAAATTTATCACCAATTTCTTTAAAGGTTCTGGAAGATCTAAATCTTGATGAAAAGTGCTGGTCTGGTTATAAGAAAAAAGGCATGAAAACAATGTTTGGAAAAAGATATCCAAATTGTGTAAAAGTGGAAGAAGCAAGTTTTGAAATTGGTGCAGGTCATAATTTAGCAAAAAAAACAGCAAAGATACGTAATCTTGCAACTGGAACAACTAATCCAAATGAAAAATCTGCAGCTTTAAAAAAACTTAGTGGACCATCATTACCTCTTGCAGACTCATTTGAATTAAAAAATAATACAAATGTTACTATTGAGGATTTAGAAGGAAATACTTTTGTAGAAGTAGTTGATTTAATTAGACCAGAACCAATCACAGGATTTAAATCTCAAGTGAAAGAAGCAACTCGTCTACAAGCAGATACTGGAAATATAATCGCAGTTATTCTTTCATGGAGAGGTAAAACATACTCTGTTAGAATGTTTTTTCCACAGGTTGGAATGCCAAATAAAAATGATATAACTGCAGAAATTCAAAAAATTTATCCAAGTGCATTAGTTCTTCAGTATAAAGTTTCTTCACTTCAACCAGGAATGCCTTTGATTCAAGTTGTAAACTCAAAGTCAAAAAATTATAATATGAATGAAGAGTCTGCTGCATGGCAAAGAAAAGAAGGTAAAAATCCCGAAGGTGGTTTAAACAAAAAAGGAATTGCTTCCTATAGAGCACAAAATCCAGGATCAAAATTATCAATGGCAGTTACAACAGAACCATCAAAATTAAAACCAGGATCAAAAGCAGCAAATCGTAGAAAATCATTCTGTGCCCGTATGAGTGGAATGCCAGGACCTATGAAAGATGAAAAAGGTCGTCCAACAAGAAAAGCATTATCCTTAAGAAAGTGGAATTGTTAATATAAAGAGGTTTTATTATGGTTACTAATAATGATGTTTATCTTGGTAATCCGTTACTAAAAAAAGCAAACACATCAATTGAGTTTACTCAAGAACAAATTATTGAGTTTATGAAGTGCAAAGATGATCCGGTATATTTTGCAAAAAATTATGTAAAAATTGTAACCTTGGATCATGGATTAATGCCGTTTGAGCTTTATCCATTCCAAGAAAAACTTGTGAAAAGATTTCACGAGAATAGATTTAATATATGCAAAATGCCCAGACAAACAGGCAAAGCCTTATCTTTAGATACTCCAATTCCAACGCCAGAGGGTTGGACAACAATGGGAGATCTTAAAGTTGGAGATAGTATTCTTTCCCCCGATGGTAATAATGTTTCAGTAACAATGAAAACTGAGATCATGTATAATCATGATTGTTACAAATTATATTTTGATAATGGGGAAGAAATAATTGCAGATGCCGAACATCTATGGGAAGTTGATAGTTCTTATTGGAGAACTAATAAAAAAGTTATAACTTCAAAAGAAATTTATGAAATTTATAAAACAAAAACAAATAATAAAAGAGGAAAAGGTGTTGAAGGTTCTTTATTTGTCCAAAAATCAAAACCAGTCAAATTTACAAAAAATAATTTAAATATCGATCCATATCTTTTGGGTGTTTGGTTGGGGGATGGGTATTCTGCAGATGGGAGAATAATATCACATAAAGATGATTTTAATTTTTATAAAACAAAAATAGATATAGAATATGAAAGAGATACTAATAACTGCGTTAGATTTAAGGTTAGAAACCTATATTCAAATCTAAAATCATATAATCTTTTAAAAAATAAACATATTCCAATAGAGTATTTAAGATCATCAATTGATGATAGAATAGAACTTCTTTGTGGATTAATGGATACTGATGGATCTGTAAAAAGAAATACAAGATCTTATGAATTTTATCAAAAAAATTATGAGTTTATATTACAATTTGTTGAATTATTGTCAAGTTTGGGTATCAAATCAAACATAAGGCATAAAAAAATAAAAGACAATTATTATCATACAGTATCTTTTACGACAAAACATAAAGTTTTTAATCTTCCAAGAAAAATTGATGCTTGCGACTCACAAAGATCTACTAGACCTCAGGAAGATAGGCACTATATTCATAAAATAGAAAAAATTGATAGTGTTCCCGTTGCTTGTATTCAAGTTGATAGTGATAACCATTTATTTTTGTGTGGAAAAACTTTTATTCCGACCCATAATTCAACTACTGTAGTATCATATCTTCTTCATTATGCAGTTTTTAACGATAATGTAAATATTGGTATTCTTGCAAACAAAGCAGCAACCGCAAGAGAACTTTTAGATCGTCTTCAAACTGCATATGAAAATCTTCCTAAGTGGATGCAGCAAGGTATTATTTCTTGGAACAAGGGTTCACTGGAACTTGAAAATGGAAGTAAAATCTTAGCTGCTTCTACTTCTGCTTCTGCGGTTCGTGGTATGTCTTTTAATATTTTATTCTTGGACGAATTTGCGTTTGTTCCAAATCACATTGCAGAATCATTCTTTGCATCAGTATATCCAACAATTACTTCAGGTAAGAATACAAAAGTAATTATTGTATCTACTCCACATGGTATGAATCATTTCTACCGAATGTGGCATGATGCTGAAACTGGTAAAAATGGATATGTCTTTACTGATGTTCATTGGAGTGAAGTTCCGGGGAGAGATGAAGAATGGAAGAAGCAAACAATTGCAAATACTTCAGAGCAACAATTTAAAGTAGAATTTTTATGCGAATTTCTTGGATCTGTTGATACTCTCATTGCACCATCTAAGCTCAGGAACTTCGTGTATGACCACCCTAAGACCCGTAACGCTGGTTTAGACGTTTATGTGGATCCAAGTGAGGATTGTGATTACGTAGTCACTGTAGACGTTGCTAGAGGGGTTGGAAGTGACTATTCCGCATTCGTTGTTGTAGACATAACTCAATTTCCACACAAGGTTGTTGCCAAATACAGGGACAATGAAATCAAACCAATGATGTTCCCAAACATAATATATGAAGTTGCAAAAAATTATAACAATGCTTTTATATTGTGTGAAGTAAATGATGTAGGAGATCAGGTTGCAAGTATTCTTCAATACGATTTGGAATATCAAAATCTTTTAATGTGTTCTATGAGAGGTAGAGCAGGTCAAATAGTTGGACAAGGATTTTCTGGGAAGAAAACTCAACTTGGAGTTAAAATGTCCAAGACTGTGAAAAAAATTGGATGTCTCAATTTAAAGACAATGATTGAAGAGGACAAACTCACTTTTAATGATTATGAGATTATGAGTGAACTTACGACTTTTATTCAAAAACACAATTCGTTTGAAGCAGAAGAAGGTTGTAATGATGATTTAGCTATGTGTCTTGTAATTTATGCTTGGTTAGTGTGTCAAGATTACTTTAAAGAACTTACAGATCAAGATGTTAGGAAACGTCTTTATGAAGAACAAAAAAATCAAATAGAACAAGACATGGCGCCTTTTGGTTTTATTTCTGATGGTTTAGATGAAACAAGTTTTGTTGATAATGATGGCGACAGATGGTTTACTGATGAATATGGAGAAATGTCATATATGTGGCAATATCAATAATAATGGAAATTGATAAACAAATAAAACTAAGTCACTTATTACTTAATGACAGAAAGTGTAGAGTTTGTGGGGAACTTAAAAATTTAGTAGGAGAATTTTATAGAACACGTAAAGATAGAGGACCTGTAGCATCTTCATATTCTTATGAGTGTAAAGAATGCACTATAAAAAGAATAAATGCATCCAAAAAAAATAGTATATCTTCAATTGATTACAAATATCCTGATTGGTAATAATCACGTCATGTTTCCCCAGTGTAAAATACGTTTTTAATAAATATTTTCAGATAAACAGAGAATTACGGAGAAAAAAATGGCGACTCCTCAATTATCTCCAGGCGTACTAGTCAGAGAGGTTGATTTAACAGTAGGAAGAGCTGATAATGTTTTAGATAACATTGGAGTGATTGCTGGACCCTTTCCAATCGGCCCTGTAGATTTTCCAATTGATATTACAACTGAGCAGAGTTTAATTAGCACTTTCGGCAAACCACTCTCAACAGACTCGCAATATGAGTATTGGATGAGTGCATCATCTTATCTTTCATATGGTGGGATTCTTAAAGTTGTTAGAACTGCTGGCGCAACACTGAATAATGCTAATGCTGGTGTTGGTATTGCAGCAACTACTCTCTTAAGAATTGACAACTACGATGATTATCTCAATAATCACGATGAGGCTACAAATTATACTTATGCAGCAAAGAACCCTGGATCTTGGGGAAATGGTTTAAAAGTTTGTTTTATTGATGATGCTGCTGACCAGATTGTTGGTATTGCAACAACCAATCCATCTGCACTTGGTGCAACAATTGGATTTGGAGTTACTGCAAATCTTTCTGCTGTTACAATTCCCGGATTAGGTTCAACCTCAACATTCACAGGATATCTTAAAGGTATCATTACAGGCGTTACTACTGATACAACTAATGGTAACAGCACTATTGACGTAAAAATTCTATCAAGAGTTTCTGCAGCAGGCACAACTGCAGGCACTGAAACTAAGATTAATTATGCAGAAGGGTCTTCTTTTGCATCA